AAGGAACATTATTGTTTTGTAAAATATATAGGTAGGGTCGATCGACGTGCACATTATACTTCACATGTGCACGTTGATCCTTCAATCCCTGCTGTTCCCGGGTTTGAATATTCCATGATTCATGGTGTTCGTATGGCTACTGCTGTAAAATATGATTGTATTCCTGGTCAGTTGCCATTGTATTTGCGTCGTCTTGTAAAAGATTATATTATACTTCGTTTATCGCCTTTTGTACGTAAGTTAACAATTTTACCCAACTTTTGGGATTTATTGGTCGCCGGGCATGTAGAATTGACAACTTCGCCTGGCTACCCTCTCACTGTTGGTTATGATACTTGTGAAGATTTTTATGCTGATGCTAATGTACGGCGTATTTTGCGCTTAGAATCCGAAAGGTTGCGCACTATTGATTTTCCATATACGTCTTTTAATAAAGATGAGGTTGTGAAGGTCAATAAGGTTAGACGTCATATATCTGGTTGTTTGGCCAACTTCAAGTACCATATGTTACCTTATGTATTTTCTTTTAATAAGGATATTGAGGTGAAAGGACAAGGTTTACCATTATATTTGGGTACTTCTTTTATGAGAGGTGATTGGAAGACATATGTAATGCAATTTTTCCAGTGTACTCATTTGTTACCTTGTGATTTTTCTGAGTTTGATAGTCGAGCTTTTGCTGACTTTATGAGAATGTGTTATGAGGTCCGTGAGCATTTCTTACCCGGTGATAAAGTAGCAACATTTCGTGTACTCTATGATCATGTCATACGACGTGTTTGTATTGAGCAAGATGGTGCTGTTATTTCTGTCATCGGTGGAATGCCTTCGGGTGATTTAACCACGGCACATAACAATTCTATTATGAGTTGGGCTGTTATACTCGCCTTTTTATCCTTTTATTATACTTGGGATGAAATTGACTCATTACCTCTAGCAATTTATGGAGATGACGATGTGATGGGTTTTATTTGTCCCGATGGGTCCAAACCTCGTTTCATGCCTAGTGACTTTAAGAGCTTTTGTTCACATTTGGGGATGATTGCTAAGTGTCCTGATAATTTTGTAGGTTTTGAAGAAGCAGATTTTTTGTCTAGACTCCCGCATTATTATAAGGACATTGGTTATACACCTAAAATGTTGCGTTTTGATAAGATTTTTACATCTATGCGCATCATTGAGAATACGTGTACCACTATGCAGCGCCTTAATCAATTGGTGTCGATACGTCGAACCCTAGCTTGTACACCCCGCTTTGCAATGGCTGATGCTATTTGTCAGCGCAAGCTTGAGGATTTCTCCAAGTCGGGTTATGATGTTACTGCATTACGTAAGCAAATGTTCCCTGAGGAAATTATCATTCGCATGAACGGTATCGTTTCAATACCGCGCGTTTATCAATCGGGTATATTTAAAGAGCCGCCCATTAAATTAGATATGGAACAAAAACGTTCTAAATCTTCAAAACGCGCTAAATCTATGAAACGAGGAAAGACCCCATCTAAGAAAACTATTAAAAAAGAGGTTAAGAAAGAGATTAAGAAAGAGAAGAAGGTACAAGTTGTTGCCCTTCCTCAACGGCCTAGGCGCCCTGGCAGAGCTCGAAAGAATTTGGCTCGAGAAACTTCTTCTGATGAAGCTGGTGCCTTAGCTGTTTTAGCTAATCGCCTTAGTCCCGCTGCGAGTGAACCCATTCGTTATCCAACTGATGGTGATCAATCGTATTGTACTACTCCCTTGAAGGACACTATGAACATACCTTTAACATTTATTAATGCGGCAGGGTATGATGCAGCTAATGATTATGCAGCTGTTGTCTTTTATGGTGGGGATTATTATTCTATTGGAACACAAATGACTGGTTTAAATTCTTCTGGTGTTCCAGTATGGAGTACATGGGGGCAAAGTAACCTCTATTCTTCTGTCGCTACTAATTTTGCTCTGGTTAGAGTGAATGCGGCTAGCGTCAGTTTTACCAATGCTTCTAGTATTTTTGATGCTAATGGAGTTGTTTATGTTATTGCTTACCAAGCCAATGATTCTTCTGGTTCTACCTTTCCTAGTAATCTTTCAAAAATTTTACAATACCCAAAGGTTAAATTGGTTGAAGCTAAGAATGATAAATTCATTGGTGGTGAGTTTGTTGTTAGTAAGGAATGGTTGACTAGTAATGATTTCCATTATCCTACTGACAATACTCCACAAAGTGATTCAGCTGCCTTAATTTTCCTTTTTAAAGTTTCGACTGGTAAGGGAGAGAATATACAGGCTAGAATCACTATGCATCTTGAGGGCGTCCCTGAGCAGGCTACTGCTCCCTTGTTTGACACTCGTAT